GGCTTTCTACCAGGCCTGCTCGGACTTATCAGATGCCCTGGCTAACGTTAGGTTAGTACATAGTGGGCAAGCAGACTTAGTACAGCACCTTAATAACTGTGCAGCTAAAACTAACGATGCTGGCTGGCGTATTATTAGGCGTAAGTCGGCTGGTGATGTTACAGCTGCTATAAGCCTTGCTATGGTTACTAGCCAATTAACTAAACCGCAACAAACTGCGCAAATTATTGTGTAACTTGCACCAATAGTCCGTTTTATGGTATAAAGTATATATATGGGTCTATTGTCTGCTTTGGGTATAACCAATAAAAATCAAAGTGTCCAAGCGCAATACGCCCCTGCCGTTATGGGCGATAACACTATCCAATTTGGTTACAACACATTTGGATTTGGCCCAATGGATCGAACACTGGCCACACAAGTACCAGCCGTTAATCGATGCTTAAATTTAATTAAAGGTGTAGTCGGATATTTACCATTAGAGCTATACAAAAAATCTACAGGTCAAAAATTAGGTAAGCCAGTATGGTTAGAGCAACCAGATATTAGACAACCAAGATCTGTAACTATAAGTTGGACTGTTGATTCGCTAATAATGTATGGCCAGGCTTTCTGGCGTGTTACAGAAGTGTTTGCAGATGATTTACGCCCTGCCAGATTTGAGTGGATCTCTAATAATCGTGTAGTAGCACAAACAAATCAATTGGGTACAGAAGTTTTATATTATACAGTAGATGGCGCTAAAGCACCTATGGTTGGTCTTGGTAGTTTAGTAACATTTCAAGGATTAACACAAGGTGTATTACAAACCGCAGGCAGAACAATACAAGCTGCATTAGATTTAGAAAAAGCAAGCGCTGTAGCTGCACAGACACCTATGGCAACAGGATTTATTAAAAACACTGGCGCAGATATGCCAGAGTCATCCGTTCAAGCATTATTAGCAGCCTGGAAGTCTGCACGTCAAAATAGATCTACTGCATACTTGACAAGCACACTTACTTATGAGCCTGTTGGCTATTCTCCTAAAGATATGATGTATTCAGAGGCACAACAATACTTAGCCACGCAAATTGCCAGAGCTATGAACGTGCCAGCATATTACATAAGTGCCGATATGAATAATTCCATGACCTATCAAAATATATTAGATGGTCGTAAAGAATTTGTTGCATATTCACTACAGCCTTACATTTGTGCTATAGAAGATCGTTTATCGATGGATGATATAACCCCACGTGGGCATGTAGTTAAGTTTGCATTAGAAGAATCTTTCTTACGAGCAGACACAATGAAGCGCTTAGAAGCAATAGAAAAAATGTTAGCTTTAGGTTTAATAGATGTTGAGCAAGCCAAAGAAATGGAACAAATGACACCTAACGGAAATGAGGACACTGATGTTACTTACGTTCAGTAGCCAGATCGAAAGCGCAGATGGCGAGCGCAGAGTAATTGCAGGCAAGATCGTACCATTTGAAGTACCTGGTAACACCAGTGCTGGCAAAGTTGTATTTGCTAAAGGATCAATAGAAGTGGGCGATCCTGGCAAGATAAAAATGCTTATGCAACATGCAGCAGATCGACCAATAGGCCGTATGCAAAAATTTAATGAAGCAGAAGATGGTATTTATGCTAGCTTCAAAATTAGCGCAAGCATGGCCGGTCAAGAAGCAATTATTCTTGCAAGTGAGCAATTAATTGACGGCCTGTCTGTTGGTGTAGATGTAATTAAATCATCACAGAAAAAAGATTATATTTATGTAACTAGCGCTGTCTTAAAAGAAGTCAGCCTGGTCGAGTCACCAGCCTTTGGCGAAAATGCAAAGGTATCTAAAGTTGCCGCTAGCGAAGGCGAAGCGGATGCAACAAATCAACCAACTACGGAAAGTGAGGCTATAGTGGAAAACACTACAGAGCCAACAGTAACACCAGTGGTTGAGTCAGCTCCAGTAGAAGCCGCACGCCCAACAGTTAGTGCATCTTTCTATACAGAGCCACGCTCACCAATTAAAACACAAGCTCAATTCTTAGAGCACTCAATCAAAGCTCAATTAGGAAATAATGACTCAAAGCAATGGGTACTACACGCAGAAGCACAAGCAGCAAAGGCATTAACAGCTGCCGATGATTCATTTACAACCAACCCAGCATTTTCACCAGTATCTTATGTTTCAACAGTTGTTGATACATTAATTGGTGCACGTCCAGCAATCGATGCTATCGGTTCACGTGCAATCAGTGCATCTGGTATGACAATTTCAGTACCAAAAATCACGGTATCTGGTACAGTGGCAGAGACAGCAGAAGCTGGAGCACCATCTGAAACAGGTATTGTCTCATCTTATGTAAATTTGACTGTTAAAAAGTACAGTGGATTACAACGCTACAGCCTTGAAGTCCTTGAAAGATCAGACCCTAGCTTCTTTCAGGCCATGCTTGACAATATGACCCGATCTTACAATAAGGCAACAGATGCAGCAGTAATTGCAGAATTAACAGCAGGTGGAACACAAGCAACAGCAGTAGCCGCATCATCTGCAGGCATTATCTCCTACGTTTCAACAGAAGCACCAGCTGCATACCTTGCAACAGGTGAGTTAGCAACTAAGTACATCGCTGGTACATCACAGTGGTCATTACTACTTGGTGCAACCGATTCAACAGGTCGCCCAATTTACAATGCTGCTAACCCAATGAACAATGCAGGATCATCAGTGCCTACATCACTACGTGGTAACGTATTAGGTCTTGATCTATACGTAGATCCAAACGCAGTAGCAACTACAATCGATGAATCTGCATTTATTGTAGTGCCATCATCTGTATCAATTTATGAGTCTCCAATTCTGAGACTTTCCACGAATATCCCAACATCTGGTGAAATCGAAACAAGCCTATATGGTTACATGGCTGTTGGTGTTTTGGTAGCTGGTGGAGTCCGTCGCTTCAACCTAACCTAATAGGTTAAACCAAGTAATAATCCTCTGGGGTTTAGTAGCCCTAGCCCCAGGGGAGCTTTTTTAAGAAAGGAATACAGATGCCAAGTTCATATGTAACGCAACAAGAATTGCGCACTAATTTAGGTATTGGTACTTTGTATTCTAATAATGATGTAGAAGAAGTTTGTCAAGCAGCCCAAGACCTAATAGAAAAAATGCTATGGTTTAATGATGTACCTGTAATTGGTGCATCGGTATCTAATGATGTAGCCACAATAACTTTAGCAAGCCCTGGCATGTTTGTAACTGGCCAACAGATTACAGTATCTCAATGCGGCAGCCCATACAACGGATCACATACTATTACTGGATCATTCCCAGGATCTACAGTGCCTACATCTATCGGCACAGCGTTTTTAACAAATTTAGCATTTAGTAATAACTCACAAGGTTATTCCATCGTACAATTTTCAGTAAATCATGCAGATGAGGCATTTCATTTTATCAAACCTTATGGCAGAGCTTTAGGGCCAGATACTCAAACAGCGTCTTATGCGACAACCCCTGCAATACGACAAGCGGCCATGATCGTAGCCGTAGACATCTGGCAAGCAAGACAAGTAAGCCAGACAGGTGGGGTCGGTATGGATGGGGTCAGTGCTAGCCCTTATCGTATGGGTTATCAGCTGATAAATAGAGTACGTGGCCTCATCCAGCCGTATTCAGCACCTAACTCACTGGTAGGTTAATATGCCAGCTGCTATTACCACATTACGTAGCACGCTAGCCACAGATCTTACTAATGCTGGCGTGTGGTCAGTGTTTGCATTTCCACCAGCTACATTACTTGCCAATGCAGTAGCGATTACCCCTGGCGATCCTTACATCGTACCAAGCAATAACGATCATGTAACAGTATTACCTTTAGCAAACTTTAGAATTTTAATCACTAAACCTGCGTTAGATAACCAGGGTAATTTGGCTGGTATGGAAGATTACATATTAGCCGTAGTAACAAAGTTAGCAGCATCATCGCTAACATTAAACATATCAAGCATTTCGGCTCCAGCAATCGTAAGCGCTCAAAGTGGCGATTTATTGGTGTCTGAAATAACAGTATCAATCCTAACGAGCTGGAGTTAATTATGAGCAAAGCAGATGATTTAGCCTTCTTAATAAAGACAGGCCAAATAAAAGAAGCACCAAAAGAAAAAGTACAACCTAAAAAAGAAGAGGAATAACAATGGCCATATATCTAAATAACAATGTAGGCGTTAAATTGGCTACTGCCGCTGCGCCTACTGTACCATCCGTTGATATTAGCGATCTTGTTACAAGCGCCGTTATCAATCAAATCGTAGATGAACTAGAAATTACAACAATGTCAGATACAGCACACCGCTTTGTCCAGGGTTTGTCATCTGGGTCATTTACCATCGACTTTCTCAATGACTGGGCATCTGCCGATGTAATGCAAACATTAAATGATGCTTTTGGACAAACTTTGTCAGTATCAGTTATTACAGTTAAAGGCACAGCTGTATCAGCTGCAAACCCTACCTACCAATTTTCAATTCTTGTGAACAACCTTACCCCACTGGGTAATGGTGGCGTCTCAGAAATTGCGTCTAGTAGCGTGACCTTTACGCTAAACTCCGCAGTAACAGTATCGCCATCAGTGGCGTTCTAATTAAGGAGTAACAATGGCAAAGCTTAAGATTACTAGGGCTACTGGTGAAGTCACAGAGCATAAAATAACACCAGGTGTTGAATATGCATTTGAAACCAAGTGGTCTGCTGGCATTAGCAAGATGCTGCGTGAGCATGAACAACAAACCCATATTTATTGGTTAGCTTGGGAGTGCTTGCGCAGATCTGGCGCACAAGTGCCTTTATTTGGTACAGAGTTTATAGACAGCCTAGAAACTGTCGAGGTATTAGACGAAGAAAAAAAATAATAGAGCGGGGTTCTGTTTTCTATAGTATCGCTCAGTTATCTATAGAAACTGGAATACCGCCTAGCGAGTTTATCAATATGGACTCGGAGATGTATCGGGCGATAGTACAAGTATTATCCGATAGAGCTAAGGAGATCAAAAATGCCAACAGAGGTCGTAGGCGTTAAAGAGGTCATGAAAGGCCTTAGCTTTATTGATGAAGATATGTATAAAAGAATTAAATCAGCTATAGATCCGTTAATGCGCCAGGTAGAAGCTACTGCTAAAGGTTATGTGCCTAGTAATACAGAGGTACTATCTGGCTGGTCTAAGCCAATATCTTCACAGGTAGATTATCGGCCATTCCCAAAATATGATGCCAATAATGTAAGAGGTGGCATAGGTTACAAAGAGGGTCAAAACAGAAGATTCAAAAATGGTTTTCAAGTAGAAAATTATGTTTACAATATAAGCGCAGCTGGTCGTATCTATGAAACCGCAGGCCGATTAAACCCACAAGGCAGAGCGCCATTTACATCTGTTAATCCTGGTGGTGGCACATTAGCATTTAAGGCAGCCCCTACTGCTAGAAGAAAAAGCCGATCAACACGTTCATACGATAGTAATAATCCATTTGCAGGCTACCAGTTTGTTACTGACTTACCACAGCTTACAAAACAACCAAGTCTTAAAGGCGTAAGAAGCCCAGGCAAAAAAGGACAAGGAAGAATAATTTACAAAGCGTTTGCTGAGAGTAGCCCTAAGATTTATGATGCAATTCTTAAAGCTGTATTAGCCACAGCTGAATACTTTAATGATAAAACAGAATTAAAGAAGGTGGCATAGTGGCCAATGTAGTCGTATCCGCACTCGCTACCTGGAATGGTAAGGCACTTAAAAAAGCCAAGCAAGATGTAAATGTATTTGATAAACAATTAAAAAGTTTAGCACGCACTTTAGGCTTTACCTTTAGCGCTACCGCTATTGTTGCATTTAGTAAGAAGGCAGTTAAAGCATTTGCCGAGGATGAAGCCGCAGCCAAGTCGCTTGCATTACAGCTAGAAAATACAGGTAATGCATTTAGAGTTAATGAAGTAGAAGATTATATTAAGAATTTAGAAAAAACTTACGCAATACTTACAGATCTACGTGCGCCATTCCAGACATTATTAAACGTTACTGGCTCAGTTGAGTTAGCACAAAGATCTTTAGAAGCAGCTTTAGATATAAGCGCTGGTACTGGACAAAGCCTGGCAACTGTAGTAGGTGCAATATCCGCAGGTGTAAGAGGTCAAACTAAAGCATTAAGAGGACTTAATACAGGCATAGACGAAAATATCCTTGCTAGTGGCAACATGAATAAGATTATGGAAGAGCTTGAAAGGAGATTCTCAGGTCAAGCGTCCGCCAGGTTAGGTACTTATGCAGGCAAGATGGATATGCTTAAAAAGAGTGCCGATGAAGCTACAAAGGCTATCGGAGAAGGCATAATAGATGCTCTAGTAATTCTTAGTAAAGATAAATCTATAGAAAACCTTGCAGATAACTTTGAAAACTTAGGCGATAACATAGCGTTTGCTGTTAAAGAACTGGCTAAATTAGTTCGTGGATTTAATGATTTAGTAAATAATCCAAGCTTTAAGGCAGGTCTATTGGCCTTGGCTATTTATAGTAAAAAGACTAAAGCTGTTGCAGCTGCATTTGCCATTATAGGTGGTAACGCTGTTGGTGGTTTAGCAACCAAAGATTTTGGCAAGGGCAGTTCACAGTTTGGTGGTACTAGACAATTAAGTAGAGAGTTAATGATTTCTAAACTCTTACTTAAAGCACGTAAAAAAGAATACGACATTATTAATCAAAAAAATGCTATAGAAAACAAGAACTTAGAAGAGTTAAAAAAGAAGTTTGATTTAGAGCGAATAGGTTTAACACAGGCGCTTAATGTAGCCACAGATGATGAAACTAAACTACGTTTGAGAGCACAGCTAGCCATATTAGATGAGAATGAAGCTTTAGCTAAGAAACTATTGGCTGAGATGGAAGCTGCGGATGCATTAAAGAAATTGGCTGAGGCAGCCTTATTAGCAGCAAACGCTTTAATGTCATTTGATCCAGCTAAATTTAGAATGGGCGAAGAAAAATCTATGCAGAATATACCTGATGTATTTGATAGAGCCCCAGCAAGTACTTTAGATCCATTACCATCATTCGCAGGTGGATTTGATGTGGGTAGGTTTAGAATGGGCGAAGAAAGATCTATGGTAGTGACAATAGATACTGCTCAAACTGGCGATAAATTTGCACAATTAATTGCTGAAAGCATACAGGTCGCTAATAGATCAGGTTATAGCACAGTACCAAATGGGTTTATAGTATGACAGTACCTGTAGTAAATGCTGTAATTAACTTTAGCACTGGCCCTGCTTTTGCACAGGCTATGATACTTGACCAAGGTATCCTAGGCACAAACGTATTGGCTGACTCCGCAGCTGTAATTGTAGATGTATCAGATCGTATAAACAGAATTGAAACTACTAGAGGCCGTACTGCACTAAGTGATTCATTTCAAACAGGTACGATGACTTTACGTATAGTAGATCAAAATGGTGAATTTAACCCACAGAACCCAGCCAGCCCATACTTTACATTTTTAACACCTATGAAAAAAGTGCAGATAACTGCTACCTTTAATAATGTTACTTATCCTGTATTTTCAGGATTTATTACAAGTTACGTTACAACCTATCCAGATAACTCATCTTTTGATGATGTAGCAATAACTACTATACAAGCTGTAGATGCTTTTAGATTAGCCCAGTTAGCCCAGATAAGCACTGTTACTGGTGCTAGTGCTGGTGATCTATCAGGTACTCGCATTAATAAGATATTAGATGAAATTGACTGGCCTATTTCTATGCGTGATATAGATACAGGTTTAACTACATTACAAGCAGATCCAGGTACTAATCGCACAGCATTACAAGCTTTAACTAATGCCACTGAATCAGAATATGGCGCATTATATGTAGATGGTTATGGATCATTTGTATTTCAAGATAGAGCGGTAACTGTTGGATCTATTGCTGGCACACCTACAGTCTTTGCAGATGATGGCACTGGTATAGATTACTTTGATGCATCCTGGATATTAAACGATGTACTAGTATTTAATAAAGCGACCATTACTAGAGTCGGTGGTACTGCCCAGGTAGCGACAAATCAAGCCAGCATAGATAAGTACTTTTTACACAGTTATTTCTTAAATAATCTTTTAATGGAAACCGATGCAGTAGCCCTAGATTATGCCCAGGCTTATGTGGCCAGTAGAGCTGAAACCTCTATCCGATGCGATGCCATAGTCCTAGACCTATACACCCCTAATTACGATGCAGGTGTAGTAGCAGCTTTAGACCTAGATTTTTTTGATCCGATCACAGTGCTTACTACCCAGCCTGGTGGATCGACTATAGAAAAAACTTTGCAGATTTTTGGCGTGAAAATGAATATCACCCCAAATAGCTGGAAAACAACGTTCACGACACTAGAGCCCGTTATAGATGCATTTATCCTAAATAATAGCATTTATGGCACTTTAGACTATAATGTCCTAAGTTACTAAGGAGTAGAGATGGCAGCAGGTTTAGGGTTTAAGGATTTTGTTACAGGTGAGGTATTAACCGCATCCGATGTCGATGGTTATTTAATGCAAGGTATCTGGGTGTTTGCCGATGCCACAGCCAGAGATGCAGCTGTTACATCACCACAAGAAGGTAACTCATGCTACTTAAAAGATACCGATCAGGTTTTAACTTATAGCGGAACTGCGTGGGTAGCTGTAGGTGGATCTGCCGCTTTTAGTGGCTGCTCGGTAACGCAAACAAGTGCTCAAACATTAACAACATCTGTGGACACAGTAATTACATTTAATGCAGAAACTTTTGATACAGATTCTTATCACAGTACAGTTACAAACACTGGTAGAATTACAATACCATCAGGTAAAAATGGTTTTTATAGATTTTATTTTACAATAGGATTACTTGCTCAAAGTAACGGCAGAAGGATGTGCTCGCTTAGAAAAAATGGTAGCAGTGTTTTATTTACAGTTGAAACATCTGAATTAGGTCAAAACTTTGTTCAACCAACATTAACCAGCACTGGTACAGTGGAGTTAGTTGCCACAGACTATTTAGAGTGTGTTTATTACCAAGACAGTGGTAGCAGCATAAATACAAACGGGACGGCTGATCGTGTTAATTTCGGCGTTCAATACTTG